AAATATCATTACCTAAATCAATATTCCCGAAAGTTGCTCCATAGCCTTCAAACTCATAATACTTTTCACCTTCAACTGTAACTTCTTTTGTTTCCATGTCTTTAAACTCAACAAAAAGAAGGTCGGCTTTGTTCTCATTTGGCATCTTATTTACCTCAACTATATGTTAAATAACATCTACAACCAATTATCTCATCTAGACTAGCTCCAAGTGAAGTGTCTGATGGAAACATCAACATTGAAGCACCAACTAAAAAGGGTTTGTTCATTGCAATAGGTGACTGTGCTCCAGCCATTCGGTGTGTATCCCTTGTGTGTGAATCTCCAACGCTGTTCCATTTCTTTTTAACTCTCAGTATTAATCTAACTATTGCTGTCGCAGTGGACGTGTTTCTTCTTGTAACGCTTTTCTTGAGATCATTTACAAGTTTGTCAGCACCCTCTCTTTCGCTTGACTCTTCAAGTATTAAAAGTATCGCATATTCTTTATCATCGGTAACGGATTTTAAAACGCTTACTATTGATTTTTTATATTTATGAATCCATTTAGTCCCCACAATAGCCATTTGTTCGGCAATTACATCTTCTGTTTCCTTTTTCCCGTCTTCTACAATCCAATTTGTTTCAGTTATGGTTATAGCAGGCTCTCTACTTACAAGTTTTTTAATTATTAGTTTCCTGAACGCTCTTGCGAAAGTGGTATTGTCTCCATCATCCAACGCCTCTGCTTCTGCAGTTTTAAAAGCAATGTCTGATTTAAGTGTTTTGAGAATTTCTTTAACGCTTACCTTGCCTCTCAGTAAAGCAATTCTTTCTACCCTGTCATTAATTACGTTCTTAACTTGCTCAATTTCTGGGTATTTAGATTTCTTTCTAAGTGGTTTAGGTATGATTTCCTTTTCTGATCTTACATAATGTTCTTTAAGGATTTTCTCAAGCTGTCTTTGGTCTTCACCTGTAACTGGATTTTGATATACTCCGGCACTTCCATATCTTTTTGCCTTTGAAACTAATCTTGCAACTATTTTCTTATGCCATTTTCTTATATCTTTCTGGAGCTTCTTTTCAAGTCCATTTTTTTGATTTAATACTTTTTCTCTAAGCATCACCATCTCCAAAATCTCCGAAACTTGCTTCCATCTCAATTGAGTCTAAGGTTATATCTGAACTTGAGATTATAACCTTATCACCCATATCGCTATCGGTGTTCTCGTAACCGCCCTTGTTCCTTATTTCGTTAGTGCTGAATGCTTTTGTTTCTCTCAGCTTTTGCATTATACCAACTTGATGATCATTTAAAGCGGGAATATCAAATTCATTAAAAGTAAGTGTGTCACCGTCTATCTTTGAGCGTCTACCTAGTTTTAATGTCAACTGTTCAGCTATATACTCGAATGCTGGGAATACTGCTTCGGAATAAAAGAAAGGAATTGCAACGCTGTAATTGGATTGTGTCATTGAGCTTGATTTAACTATCGGTAAAGGAATGTTGAATAATCTATATACTCTGGTTTCATCAACATCAATTAACTGGATATAGTCCATGTCCTTATTAGTTGTTGACTGACTGACCATAACCATTTTATTAGGCAATATGAGTGCTTTTCCTGCGTTTCCTGACCCTGCATGGTGTCGCCTTAGTGCTTCTTTTATCTTTTCACCCTGCGGTAAATCTATATCACCTTCAGCAGGGGTTAGGATAACGGAAGGGCTTAGACCGTTTGAAAGCATGGATGTATTATGTATATTTCCGTTGTTTATGTGACCTACTTCCTGAACTAGCGGACTTAACTTTGATAATCCTCTCCAATCGTTTCTATATGTTTTAGCGATTATCGGGATCAGCTCGTTAAGTCCCATTTCATCAATATATCTGACAACACCGTTTAATTCTGTTTTGGTATATTCCCTTTCATCGAGAGGGCTTTTAGTTCTTATCAGGTTAGGCATCTTGCCTTTATTAGTGAATGACCCTTCAATGTGGTAGGGTTTAATTGATACTATTTCAAGTGGTGTTTTGTTTATATTCCCTCTTGCCACTATCCACGCTTCGGAAGTCAATTCCAAACTTGTAGCCAGATCAGACATTAATTCTGATTTAGTCGTTTCGCTGGACGGAGCATTTAAAAGTTTTGATAGTTCACTTTCACCTATATCGCCTGATTTATTTTTAGAAACTATGGTAAGACCTGCAACCCTTCGAGCGATTTTATCTATAGCATCGTAAATAACTGATACTTTTTCATAGAATAAATAAGCGTTGGAAGGTGCAATTTTATGTGAGCGGTAACTACCGTAAAGAATATCTCCGTTGTTCTGTGCATAGATTCCTGCAAGCTGTTCTGTAGTTGTTATTTGATTAGTGACTGCCGACTTTTTCTTGAAAGGAAACCACATACAGGCATTTTCTCCAATGAGCACCTAACATAAGTATGGGTATATTTTTTTGATTGTCAAGAAAGTGTAATGTTTATTTTCCCAGATTAACCATAACACAATATAAAACCCTGTCAAGGAAATAATCATTTATTTTAAACTATCTAAAAGAATATAGGCTCTGCAAGTATTCTGGGCTTTCTAAATGCCATCATTACAGCATCAGCTTTATTTGGTGATTTAGTTCCTTTAGGTTGCTTGACTATCTTTGTTCTCAATCTGCTGTCAGGTTCAAACTCTATTTGTTTCAGCTCTATCATTAAACTTTTGAGGTCTTTAAGGTCTGGGTTAATCGTTATATAGTCACCGTCCCAGCGTCCCTGTTCGTGCAGATAAGCGTTTTCAAATAGCTCTCTTACAGTAAACCAATGCTGAGCACCAAAATTAGAGAATTGATCTTTATTCTTTTTCCCTGTTTCAGCACCCCTTATCCGATATATGGAGTGTTTATGTTTAACCTCTTCACCGTTACTATGCGGGGTAATTGAAGTAATATTCTTGATAAGTCCATCATCTTTTAATCGGTTAAGTTCAGATTTTACGCCCGCACCTACACCGACTGAATCATATATAACATGAGATTGTTTTTCCTTTATAATCGTTGACACCATCTTTCTGGTTGCGTCTCCAGTGTCTCCACCCTGCCAACTTTCTAACTGGATTAACGCTAGACCTTTCCGCACAGCACACGCATGACAATCAGCCCCCTCATCATAAGGATCAATCGCCGTTACAAAATCGCCGTCATTTTCTTTCTTGTAAAGTCTAACTGCTGAATCTATCCATGCCTGAAGTATTACTTTGTTACTGGTATTTATAGAGGGAATTCCTAAGTATATTTCTTTGTACTTTTCATAAGCAACTTTCTTGAGGTGTGCAATTTCCTTTTTCATTGTTTCAGGCAGAAAAGGGTTATCGTAATAATGGATAACAGCTAACTCAGCATCTTCATGCGGTTCTATCATTTCACTTACCGCACACGGACAATCCTGAGCGTTATAGGAATAAATGAGTATAGGCTCGACCTCTGTGCCGTCTGGAAGTTTAACACCCCTTATTGAAGGAATAAGCATATCGAGTTCTTGCTCTGTTGCGGTGCTGGCTTCTTCAAACCAGACATAAGCAATATCATTAAGTCCTTTTACTCCCTGCTTTTTCATGTCTGCTAAAGCGTTCATACCTTTAAAGATTATTTTACCGCCTGTCTTGTTGCTTATGATCTCATTTCTCAGGATCGTATAGAACTGTTCTAAATCTAAATCTTTTATTAATCTCACTAACAATCCATAAACAGAATCGGTGATAGAGTTCTGGACTGAGCGAGTACAAAGAATATTACCCTTACAGTCTATACCTACACTGTCAATAAACCTTCCTATGCTTTCTGACTTTCCTGATGAACGTCCGCCTTTAATAGGTCTATGCTTTTTCTTTGACTGGAATAATATATGGATAAGTTTCTGGGGTATCTGGATAGTGGTGTTCATTTATTCGGCTTTCACTCACCCCTCATATTTACATAAATGTTCTGTACCGTTTCTCTGGAACTTGCAGTCGTTTAAAGTGAGGGTCATTAAAGTATAGAATATTAATAGGAACATTTAGGACTCCTTTAATTAATCTTCTGGATGATCTCTATATTCACAGCCATTCTTTTCAACCTGTACTTCTTCGGGCTTTATTCCTTCAGCAACGATCTCAACACGCCCTTCATCAAACCACGCATTCTTTCTTTCAAGTCCTTTGTCATCTATCTCTGGTGTCAGCATATACTGAGCACACCCATAAAGATAGTCACATTTTGCTGTGATAATTCCTTCAAACCCTGTGATCTTGTCTTTTGCTTTTTTACCTAACTTTTCCATAATTGCACCCATTTTTTAAGTTACTAAATTTATTCAACATTATGCGTTTGCTCCGCCCTGAGATATAACCTCATTTCAGCCTACTCCTTTAAGCATAGCAAAAGATACCTGTTTAACCGCTTCACCTGAACACTCAGGGCAAGGCTGGGGCTTAAGGTAGTCTTTCATAGGGACGAGCTTTTCAAAGCTGTTACCGCAGGCAGGGCAGGTATAGTCATAGATAGGCATTACTTCTTTTCCTTCTTTTCTTTGTCCTCTTCAGGGGATACGCCTATTACTGTTATGTTTACTCCGCCCTTGTCTATCTTGTGTTTGTTGTCCACCTCAGTCTTTTCAAAGTACCCTCTATGCTTGCCCTTTGTTTTAAGGTAAAATATCTGTGCAACTATGTTTCCTTTGTCAATGTTTTTCTGTAGTTTATTCTCACAGTTATCAAGTAAACCCTCTTCTATAGACTCGCATTCCTTTTTATAGTCGCCGAAATTGTCGAGCCAGTTATAATGTGTCTGTCTGTCTATTTTAACCGCCTCACAGGCTTTTGTAACGTTATATCCGCTATCTGTTAGAGCTTTAATCATTGCCTTTCTTTTAGCCTTATACCGATCTCTTTTAACCTTTTTAACCACAATTACCTCCATAAAATACTCTTATTAACCACTTCTGACAGTAATTATACAGCTTTTGAATGTTATTTGTCAATTTCTTCCACCTCAAGAATTATAATTAACTAATCAAGCTTAGATTATTTGGTGGGGGTTGTCAAGTTAAGGGTCTTCCTTTTGGTCTCCATATTATAGCCTTGAACTTTTCAGCATCAACTACTATCTTTTTCCTGTCATTGCAGTGGTGAGCAAGGTGGGGTTTTTTTGCTATTCTTAGACGTATGGTGGTTTGGTGCAGTCCGGTATCCATGCTCATTTCTAGTATTGATCTCATTGTTTCCTCAGTTAAGCATTCTTCTTAAAGCTTCTTTTGAATCGCTACTTAACATCATCTCCAGTTCGTGCATTGAAGATCCTGAATTTGTGAATCCCTCTATAAATTTATTCAGCATTTTAGCACTTGGTGGAACAGTCCCGCCAAAAAGACATCTGCCAAGGCTTTCTTTGTCTTTATCAGTTAGCTGGTGAACATAATCCTCAAGATTTATCGAAACATCCAATTCAACATAAGCACTCATTTTACACCTCTAAATTAATCTGTTTATAATTTCGCATCTAAAGCTTTTCTTTCTCTCTTAGCTTTCTGAATTACTTTAAACTTTCCGTATGCTTCCGATTTAGGCTGTGTTTGTCCTAATCCTTTGCACCAGTAATCATTTCTGAGTATTGTCTTGCACATTCTACGCCACGAAGGTGCCCAGCACTTACTTTCTAATTCTGTTGGTGCCTCTTCTGGAATAGTTGTATAGCCTCTATCTTGCCACCCTGCTATGAATTTCTTGAATCTTCTATAATAGTGATCTCTTGTCTTTTTTGGCATTGTCTGGAGTAACATATTGCAAAAACTTTTCCATGTATGCCCTGCTGGTTTGAATACTTTATTATATCCTGACACGTTCCCGTTTTCCTGTACGTACATAGCTCCAGAATTTACTCCATTGACTCTTGCTATCAGTTTATACCATGTGTCAGGCTCAAGTATATGGTAAAGCCACAGCCCCCGTCTTTGGTCATCTCCATAAGGCTGGCACAGCCTTTGTTGACTTAGTTTCACACCTGCCATTTGCATCATATCATAAACATGGTTATGTATTTTGTCTGGATACTTCCCGTGATAAGTCCATATATCTTTTGTTTTCCAGTCATATATTGGATAAACATTGAACAGGTTTTTAGCTATTTTAGTTGTCCATTTATAGTCTTTATGTAACAGCCCGTCTTTTCTGGCGGCTATAGCTCTATATCTATGCAAACTTTCATCCGACCTTATACCTATCAACCCAGCGGTTAATTCACCCTGAGAATACCACTTACCAAACAACACCATAAATTCCTCAAACTCCATATTATCCTGATAGAAATCATATTGAGCAATGTCACTTGCAAGCTCTGGTTTTGGTCTAACCCATACATCTTTTTTTGATTCATCCCAGCATATCCATCTAGGCTCATAATTACTAACCGCATTTCTTAAAAGTAAGGGAGCACAAACCCAATGTAAATCTATATGATCTTTGTATTGTTCTACCATAGCTTCAACATGACTTATGGTGTCTGCATACTGAGCCTCAAGGTCAATTAAAAGAAGCCCTACTTTTCTTTTGCGTTTAATTGCTTCCTCTAATACAAGGTGGGTCATTACCGAGCTGTCTTTACCACCTGAAAAACTAACGTATATTCTTTTGAAATCATCAAACGTTCTTTTAATCCTTTCTCTTGTAGCTTCTAAAACGTTGGCGTCTCTGTATTGTTTTTTACTCATTTTAACCTCAGTATATGTTTACTTGTCTACCTTGCGATAGAGCTTCTTTCATTTCTATAGCCTCCATCCCACGATTAACCAGCCACTTGTTTAGATAGATTAACGCAACCCCATTAGCTTCGTGCTGTTGATCTTCATTTAACAGGTTCCATCCTGTACAGTATTTTGATGATACTTTTGTTTCTAAGCATACCGAAGCTTGACCTAACCATGATATTCTATTCATTGCTTTATTTGTTAGATAATGTTCACATGAGTTTTTCCACTCTGTTATTATTTTATCGAGTAATTTAGCAAACAATTTGCTATTCGTTAATACTGTTAAATAAGCCTCTTCACATTCTTTCTGTGCCATTCCTTCGGGTGGTTTAGTATCATAAAGACCGTGTTTGTGACATTCCCATTTATCGTAAGTATGGAATACTCTGTCAGGGTCACTGGTGTTTACTGTTCTATAGCCTTGCTTTTCTTCTTCTGGTATTTCCTCAGTAAGATACTTGTATTCATCCTCTGACCCGCCTATTTCCCATGATTTAGTGAAGTCTTCATTGTTAAATAACCCCTGTAGCCCTGTTATCTGGCACAATCTCAATATCTCTTCTTCATCCATACCGAGTTCTTTGGAAATTCTGGCATTTTTCCAGTTTCTATTTTTAAGCTCAATAACAATTTCTGACATAGCATCGACCTGATGTTTCCCTCTTGCTCTGTTATGCCTAATTGTGGAGGCTATACGATCACTTTTACTTGACTGAGATTTTCTTATAGACACTACTGGCAAATAGCCTTTAACTCTTTTCTGAATATCTTTACATTCTTTTCCGACTCTGTTTCTATGGAATCCGTCTATAACCTCTCGTTTGCCTTCTTTGTCTGGCATAGTAACAATCGGCTGTGTGTATCCATCATTGTTAATCGATACCCTTAGAAGCTCCATTTCTGGAGGTGCTACTTTATTCGGATTATAATCATTTGCGTAAACAGCATCGTTTTTAACCCATAGAACTAAATCTACAGGCTCATTAACAAAAGGGCTTACTTCATGCGTGGCTATCCTAATATCATTAATAGCCTCAATCTTTGTTTCATCATCCATACTGGAGAGATATGCTTTAATAGCTATTGCTAGGCTCTCTGGTGCTGGCTGTTGTTTGATAATATCAAAAAGGGTTGCCTGATTCATCTCTCTTCTCCTTTCATAGTTGTTCACCTAACCTAATTATTTTCTCATGCTCTAATTGAAACGCTTTTTCTATTGCA